TTCGATTGGTATTGGCCAGAATATAGCGATTCTCTACTTCGTACTTTTCCACATTGGCGCTAATGATCCGGATATAGTCACGTGGCAATGGGAAAGAATGGGTATAGCCAAAGGCCGGATAAGTTGTCACTGGTGCAAGAATGGTACGTTTTTTTGCACATGACCAAGGATGATCACGGAGAATTGATTTCCGCACCTGGTCATAGATACTGCGGCAGCGTTCAGCACGTGCAGTGTTCTCGTCAAATGAAGCAATATTCTGATCACCGATCAAGCTTAAAGCATGATTAACGATAGATGTTCTGGTTGTAATAGACATAAAAAAGCCCTCAAGTTTTAATGATCTTGAAGGCTTTTAAGGATTGGTTTGTTGGGTGTTAGCCACGGAACAAGCGATAGCCTTCCAGTTCCCAAAGCTTATTTTCTGCCTGTTTCTCAGCATTGCTAAGAGCCAAACGCAAACCAATTTTAGCATCAAAGTTTTCTTTATTTACGCAACCACTAAAGCCAGTTGCCAAGAAGAATTTACCATCAAGGTAAGCATGCACAAACGTAGAAGTTGTATCATCTGGCTGCTGCACAGTCACATATGCAACACGATCCATAAGAGCTTCGATCTGACCTTTGGTAACACGTGGTGCAACGGCTTTTTCTGCTAATTCTTGTTCTGTTACTGCTTTGCTCATTTTAATTTTCCTATTTAACTTCTTTCAAACAATTGCGGCACTCTGGCTTGGCATCAGTTCCAATCTCAGTCGCACCATGAAAACCAAAAAGACACATCAGAAGTTGAATCATTTTGGCTGCTCCTTATAAAAAAGACCCGGCACCCCATGCCCAAGATGCCGAGCCAAAGCCCCTACTTAACGAAGGAAGTCGATCAAGACAATCTTCTGTTCGTTGGCACGTGCTGCACCATAAGATGCAATACCGCCGATCTGTTTCACGTTTGACTTGTCAGCACGGGTAACAATGTCAAAGTTAGAGATAGTGTTACGGCCATAGTGTGTTGAGCCTTTTGCAACGGCGAAAGTACGCCCTTCAGTAACACCGCCGGCACCATCTGCCAGTTCTTCATAAGCCAACCAGATAAAGCCACCCCATTTTTTAGCCACATCACCATCCTGAATCTGCTGGATCGTGTCGCGGTCCCATTTGGTTAGCTCATCATCCACCAGGATCTGTTCAAGGATTTCTGAGTTATAGATCATGTACAGCGGCAAGTTGTCACACTGGTTTTTACGGAACAAGGCACGTGCTTTGGCAATCTTGGCCTTATTCATTGGTGTAGCAGACGCTGCAATGGTTTGACCTGCTGGCACGGGTGTAGATGTATAATCTTCGCCGTCTGCAGTTTTACGCTGTACCGATGCACCAAGTGATTTATAAATCACACGGTCACGCTGACGATGTTCTGCAGCTAGACACGCTTGCATGTATGGTGAAGTCGGATTTGCTGAAAGTTTTGCTTCATCACGTGGATCGATTGGTACGAATAGACCGTAATCCTCCATTACTGCCAAACGTGTACCAGCCTCAGGCACTGACCATTTGGTATCAGCAAATCGAGTGGTCATCTTCTCCATTTCCACTACGCCAAGATCATTGACTGTGAAAGATGAACCTTGAATCTGACCGCGATCATGCGCCAGTACTTGAAGTACTGACTGTGTTTGCTGACATTGAATTTCAAACGCATCGTGAAATTGACGCTTGAATGCGGCGGTAATCATCCCGCCATTTGTAGCCATGTCTTGAGCCATGTTTTCCTACCCCTTAATCTACATATTGTTTTGCATACCAAGCGTCTACACGTTGCGTCACTGATTTGTGATCAGGATGATCTGCGTTGCTGTATGCTTCCGACATTTGCAATTGTTGAATGGTTTCGCTACCGCTTTGCTGTGTGTTAGAAGGCGGTAAATCTTCCTGAATGTGCTTACCAATAGCAGCTGCCAGCTTTAACGCACCGATTGGCGAGTCCAGATCCGAAGCCTGAAAACCTAATGCTTCAATCGCTTGTTTGGCCAGATTCACATTCACCCCAAAGTCATTACCCCATTCATTCTGCAATGCTTCCATTTGAACGGATTGATGCTGTTCATAGGCTTTAACGACTGCTTCGACCTGCTTATTGGTCATGCCTTCAGCGTGAAAGGATTTAAGAACTTCAGCGTTATCTGCCTTAAACGCATCAAAATCGAAGCCATCAATTTCAACTGTGTAAGCATCGGCAGATTCTGGTACCGCCGTAGCTGGATCTGTTTCAGTTGTTTGCGTTTCTTGTTCACCAGGATTCTGCTGTGTTGTCTCAGTACCTGGCACCGTTTGCGTTTCTGTTGCTGCAGGTGGTGTTGTAGTTTGAGTCTGTTCAGTTGTTTGAACGTCTGGCGCGTCTGTTGTTTGTTGTTCATTCATTGTTTTGCTCCATGTGTGCAAGTTCTAAGCTCTCGTCATAGCGAGGATCGTTTGCTGTGTTAATTCGGTTAATAATGAAGTCCACGACTTCCGCACGACCAAGACGGCGGCATGTTTCGCGTTCATCGTCAGTAAATGGATTGCGCTTAAACCGCGCTGTAAGTTCTTCTAAAATTCGTTGTCCGTTCGGCTCAATATCAAAGTGAATCTGGTAGGTTTGCGCCGTTGGCTTTCGATGTGAGCGCCATTTGATGTGGTGGCCAAAACCTAATTCGTCCTCTTGCTCCTGGATCAGTTCTTTAAATTCCTGATCAGGCTGGGCCTTAAGATCGGCAATAGTCCGCTTAAGTTCTTTCACTTCTTCCTGAAACTCATAAGCATGTGTTTTCGCACGACTGTACTTTTCTTCGGCTTCAAAGTACGCATGCTCCCAATACTGACTTAAATCTTCGTTTACCTTAGAAGTGTTGTAGAGACTCCATACAGCTGCACACGCAATCAGTAGAAGGATGGCCAGAACAGCGATAATTAAAATCATTGCATCACCTCACTGACCATTTGCGCTTCCAAGCCTTTACCCATGCCCTGTGCAACTGCACCTGTCATCTGCTGCGCCATAGCTGCTTCTTGTTCCTGTGCTGCTGCCTGTTGTTGAGCCTGTGCTTTCTGTTCACGGTATGCCTGAAGTTCATCAGTCGTGCGCATGATTGAAGTTGGTGCACCTAGACCGGCTGCCAGTACTTGCGGTACTGCATCAAGATTGATGTTGTCCAGTGCATCCGGAGCGACCTCAATAATTGAACCAAGTGAAGCCATCAGACGTTCAATACTGGCCACTTCCTCAAGCTTCTGAGCACGTGCCAGTGGTGAAATGAACTTGAATGAAAGATTACGGCCTTGTAGATCCTCTGGTGCTTCGCCTAGTACTTCTGCCCGATATGCCAGACCAAAAGCACGATCAAGGATAGGAACCAGTAATTCAGCCTGTGCGCGACCGTATAGCGGCCCAAGCTGCTGCCGGATCATGTCGACACGTGCATAAATCTCTGCTGCTGTTGGTGGTGTGTTGTAGTGCTGCTGTAGGCTGTCCGCCATCAACTTACGGCGTATGCTGGACTGAATACGATCTAGCAACGGATCTGCGACCTGAAAGCCGCGACCACTGTCCAGACGTTTCATTGCATCCACCCTTCCTGCAGTGACGATCTTGCCGCCACCGATACGCACAGTGCGTGGGTTTAAAATGCCGTCATCTTCAGCAATCCAGAAACCAAGTACATCAATCTCAGCACTGCGTAATGTGTCACGCATCAAAGCATTAGCACTTTTGGCATCTGGTAACGCCGTGGACATGATGCCGATGCCGTACACGCTGCCCGGGATCTTTCTGAAGCGTGGTACCGCACATGGGAACTCGTTATAGCCAGATTCCTTCAGGATGTTTTTTCCATCTACTTCCACATGATATGAAGCGAACGGCATATTCTTTGGTAGCAACACACGATTGGTCATAGGTGCTTTGACCTTACGTGGTTCAATCACATGCACAATCTTGAAACGGTCATCTGGTCGAGTCTGATAAGCGTTACGCACTGCATCACTTACTTTGTTTTCACCAAACTCATTCACTAGCTGTGCAGCGGTTTTAGTGTATTCACGATAGATCGTATCTACTTGGCCATCAGATCGAGTCGACGCAATAAAGCACTCCCCAATTGGCCAACACTGGTACATGAATCCACCGCCTTTTTCGCGGTCAATGTCTTGATAAATCACACCCCAACCAGCAACGGCGAAATCAACAATCATGTCGTAGATCTCACTGTCAAAGTTTGCGCCGTGGATATTACGGAATAAGAACTGTGCGACCTGTTCAAGCCAGTGTTCACCTGGTGTGAGTTCGGCTTGATCGTCCATACCATCAGGTACAGCTTTAAACCAGATCGCGTTTGCAGGTGTGGTACCTGCAATCAGATTCGATACGAACACCAGGATAGATTCAGCAGCGGTTGAGTCGAGCAGATCCGCACGCTGTTTCTCTCTTGTGCCTTCCAAGCCTGAACCACCACTGAAACACTGTTGGCGTTCAGGTGCTCCGTACTTGTAGCATTCAGTCCAGTGGGCTTCGTATTTGGCACGTTCTGCCCGAAGCTCACCCAACCGTTTGCAAATTTGACTTGCTCGATCACTCATGCCTTAACCGCCTAGTGTTGATTTCTTTTCATCATCAGATGCAGAAGAAAGCACTTCAGAAGCCTTACGCTTTTTACGGCTGGCAATCTGTTCGTTTTCTGCTGTCTGTGCCTCTGCTCTGGCTTTGGCTTCCGCTGCCTGAGCGTCATAGCCTTTGGATGCTGCCTTGGTATCAGTCAGGCCAATGGCATCCGTAACTGTGCTAATTGCTTTGCCTACGAATCCACCACACATAATTAAGCGTCCTTAAGTTCTAGACCGTTTTTACCTTGGGACCAACGCTGTTTTTTCTTCACTTCAATACCACCCGACTTCAATAACTGGTCGAGTTTCTTTTCGATGCGTGCTTGGTTTACAAGGATCTGATCAATACGTGGATCTTCGACTGGTTCACTAACTGAACTAATTTCATTAGTAGACTGGTCTTGTGGTGCTTCAGGTTCTGGATCATTGCCAGTGATGTGCTCTAACGCTGCATCGGCCTGTTCTGCTGTGGTCGGTGCTTTCTCTGGTGCACCTGGTGTACTTACTTTGCGAGCTGCCATAAAAAAACCCTATCGTTGGTTGATAGGGTTACTGTGGGGGTATGGGTGTTCGGGTTTGTTGGGTGATTAACCGAATAGAGCTTACTAACTAGTTAGGTATTATTTAGTTAATGCTTTCGTCATGAATGGACCTAGTTGCTTGAACATAATAAAGACCATCTCTTTGGCTTTTATAAAATATTTTTTTCTCTTCTGATATTTGCAAAGTTATGAGGTAACATATTAAAGTCATTTGAAACATCAATTGACTCAATTAAAACTTTATATAAAGTATCAATATAATCCTTCAAATCATCACTTTTAGTATAAGAAATAGAAGATATTTTTCTGGAGATTTCTACTAATTCATTCTTACTCATTTCAACTTTAATACGCTGATTCTTAATTTTTTTTATCATTTCATCTACTCGAACGGCCTCAGGATCAGCACGTTTCAAAAGTTCCTGATAGATCATATCTAGTTCATTAATTAAGATAGGTATTTGACTGAGTATTTTGCAATTACTTTCTACACTTTGAGCTATTAAATTTAATGCATAAAGCTTTAATTCTAAGGTTTGCTGATTAGATGAAAATTCCGTTTGTATTTGAGAAATATTAATTTGCTCTAATACTTTTTTATAACCAGAAAATGCCAATCCAATTGCACCAAAAGCAATTAAAATCTGAATCTGCCCCGAATTACTTTCAGCCCACGTTGAAAGTGTCACTAAACATTCCCACATAAAATAAATCCTTGTTATTTATTAATCCCTATCTTACCTAAACTTATTAAAAAAATTACTATTTTTCGGCCCGACATACGGACACCAGCCCCACAATTCACGCCAGTAAAACCAATCGCCGTTGGATTCCTTCCACGGCGTGCCGTCATTCTCTATGTGGGTGTAGTCAGGTGGCATGAAATACCCCCTCTACAGCGGTGAACTCCTTTCCGCTTTCATCAGTCGCAGTAATAATTTTTAATCCACTACGACGGCCAATATCTACTTTTACAATGATTAGCTTGCCTTGTGGTTTCCAGCATGGACTGTCGTGCGTTACTGTTTGGCCAACCTTAAAATCTCTCACAATCCTAACCCCCTATAAACTTGCTGATTGGCTCTTTGAACCAATACGCCAAAATTAAAATCGTTCCACAGATATAAAAAACCGTATCACTCACAACCCTAA